ACGTGCTACTACTGGTACTACTATATCTCAGCTACCCAGCTTCCTGGGGGCCTCTCATTTTTATGAGGTGGCTATCAATAACGCAGCCCGTGCTCGAGTAAGCGGACACCTAGACTGGAGAGAATCACTAGAGTCTTATACCAATAGGCCGGGCATAGCCACACAGAACTACCTAGCGCGCGCTGCGCTAAGTGGGACCCCCAGTACTGTGCCAGACCAGGTCCGCGATTACGATAGAGCTCTATTATCGCCAGGCCTAGGCTCTCTCATTAATGAATACACTATCATGGCCGGCTTCGGCAGGCTATATAAGGATGAGGTGGGGGTTCTACCTAGTATAGCGGGGGCCTTCGGTGCAGTACTAGACAGAACACTGACATACTACGGCACGTTCTTTGACTACGACGAGACGCGCGATAGTATGGTACCGGTGGCTGGTGTATACGAGAATGCGCTTACATTTGCTAGTAGCTTTGTAATGACTACAGCGGCCAGTATGGGGCTATACTTCAGTGTAGGTATACCCCTAGGTTACATAACTGCAGAACTAAATAAGTCGATGGTCCAGGGCACTATCGACAGCGCTGTACAGAAGACAGCAGGAAAAAGATATCCTCAGCACTTACCTATACTAGACATTGCCCCCGTCGATAATTTCGAGTTAGCTAAATACATGCAAGAAGTTCAGGGGCTTAGCGGAGGCACCCTCGACAACTATTACACTAATCGTATAAATACACTGCCCGCTCTCAATAACCTATTTTATAGAGAGAGGGGGGCCACCTTCTTCGAGTATATAACTAAGCCCTTCATACTAGATGTCATGAATCCCTATGAGAGGGGGAGTGCAGAGGACATTAAGTTAAGGCGCTCTGCGGATGCTTTCCATGATTCACTACGGCGCCCTATTGGTCTAGAGACCACCTTTGAAGAGAGGTATAACCCAGTCTCGGGTGAGATGGAGCCATTCCTAGTGTCGCTCAGGGCCACTAACATAGGCTTTGAGAGACAACGAGAATTAGCAATACTAATTGACGAGGTAGGGGCTAGTTTACCTGCTGCACCCTGGCGCTGGGGATGGGGGGTGGGTAAGGAAGACAGCCGCTCCTTTGTGAGTATGGCGGAAGTATTCAGCTTTAGTGAAATGGCAGAATCCTTCCATAGAATCTTAGGTACTGGAAGCCAGAGCCTCAACTACATAGTCAGTAGTAGCGAGAATAACACTAGCGGTATGAAGGGCCTTCTCATGCGAGGAGGCGCTATGCTAGGAGGAGTAATGCGCTCTACTAAGGCGCGCCTCCAGGGCAATAACTTATTCATGGGTATAGGGCCCATAGCACCTACTAATCTAGCTGCAGAGTATAAGGAACTCATGAAGTTAGAGAGACAAATGTTAGTAGAGAACCTACTGACATGGGAGGTAGGCATTAACGGACAAGGTAGTCGTCAGATAGGTAATGTACAAACTCTGGAGCAGCGCCAGTTAGTTGCTAAGTTTGTAGATCAGTTGATAGTCTACAATCAGACCATACAGAGTAGTCCCCACTATCAGCAGGCAGTACAACGGGCAGCGGGGGCCACGGCAGCTCAAGAGGATCTATTCAGGTTAATATCAGGGCGTAATAGTCGCTTCCTGACCTCATCGTTCTTCCGCAATAAGGGTATTATAGGCGCCTCTGTATTGGCTCTTATGAATGTACAGACTGGCCTAGCTAATATACTAGATGCCAGTGGGCCTAGTTTCCTGCGTTCTATTAACCTACAGTTCGGTGCTGTCGACGTAGAAGAGGTGCGCTACAATAACCGCAATCTAGTACTCGAAGGCCCCGTCATGGGGGCTGCTTATACAGCACTAGCAGTAGCTGGGGGTTATGTAGGTAGTGAGGTATTCGGCAGTATGGCTATTAATCGATATAGTCTCAGCGATGAGTTGTATGCCAGTGGCAACAGTCGTCTAATATCCGCAGAGGCGGAGGGAGTACTGAAGCGAGGCACTCTAGTCAAGAAGGGTAATAGATTCATGACGTGGGGTCTAACTACAGCAGCGCTACTATGGGCCCCCCGCGTCATTACTGGTGTAGGTAACTTTATAATGAATACCTTCAACCATATAACAGGACAAGAGGGGCAGGTACTAGACGAGAACTACGCAACAGTAGGTAGTCTCCAGGCATGGAAACAATCAGTACTCAATAGGGTCAATACAGGCACGCTAGTTGGCAATAGAACTGAGAGGACTCTAGAGGCATGGTCTGCATTCGTAGCAGGACGTATTAGTGCCCACACACCAGTAGCAGCTATAAGTCGACGAGCCAAAACTATAGAGGTCTACGCGAGTCAGGCCCCCACGTCCTACATACAGTTCTTCATAGCGGAGTCACGGCGCCGTAGTTCTGAGATAGATAAGGGCGTATACAGCTATAGTATGGGGGTACAATCAGCACCTGTACTGGGTATCTCTATGAGCGTGTCAGCACCCCTGGCCTTTGACGCTAATAAGCCTTTCGCTGAGGCCTTCATATATAACCAGGAGAAGGATAACGTTATCAATTACATACAGAGCGCTGGTAATGTATCATTAGCAGTATCGTTAACGGCGGGTCTAGTTAGTCTGTCTGCTCTGTTACCAGAGTACGCACGCTCTAAGATACTACGCGATCCTACGATAGGTGCGGGTGCGAAGGATCTCAGTAATAAGATGACTAACTTAGCAGCACTAGTAGATGACTGGGGCGGCCGGGCTATGAATATACCCATAGCAGGTGCACGAACTGCGGCTGGTTCCTTCTGGCACTACTCAGGTAAGGTAATAGATACAATGGCGGGGTTCAGCTACGGGGCACTACAGGGATTCGATAAGCTAGATAGAAGACTAGCTAAGGTCATAGCTCTGAGTAACTTTATTGTACCGCCTGTACTAGGCGTACTATTTGGACTAACAGGCACGAGTCCTCTAACAAGTTCTCTACTTGTAGGTACCTCTCTGGCCTTCGCATATTCCTTCGCTATGAAGCACGATCCATGGCGTAGGAAGGTAGCGTTGCTACAATCTCGTGTAGCGAGAGTAACAGGTATAAATGATATTAGGATAAGCCGCGGTATGCATACGGGTCTACGCAGATGGCGGGCCTATCGCATGCCATTACTTCTCGGCACTATAGCGGCCCTATTCCAGACTAAGACTGGGTGGAACGTAAGTGAGGGCATGGACGACAATGTTATGACTCGACTAGCTACAGTAGGGCTCTATGCCGGCGTAAACGCTATGGCAGTAGTAGAACTAGGAGACCTTGGGCTAGACCCAGGCGCTACTATAGAGCGGTATCGTAGAATGAGGGCCAAGGTAGGTAATATGCACCCACTGAACCCACTAGGTATGTGGCGTAAGCTACGTCTAGCCTCTCTTGAGAGAGATATACGGTCTGACTTTAATACTGTAGAGACCTACCTATCAGACTACCGCAATAATCGACGGGGCTATCATAGCTTCGATTTACTAGATGAACACCTGAAGACAGTTCATGGCAGAGCATATCATGATGCTATGAATGAACACGGCCGGCGTCCATCTAACTTCCAGGTACGGGACATTATAGACGAGGCAGGTAGCTATAGACTAACAGATTACGGCGAGAACCTGCGCACCCTAGTAGATAGCCGAGACTACCTCAAGTATAGAAACGCCAGAATACTAGGGCCCGGCGGTAATAGACTATTGCGTTCTGCAGCGGCACTAGGCGTCGTGAACCTAGCCGCTACTGCTCTTCTATTAGGTGTAGGTGCTGTATTATCTGGCTCAGGTAATCAGGAGGAAGCAACAGCGGGCTTCTATAACGCTATGGATGGCACGCCGCTGGAGTTCGTGTCTAATGCATTCCGCCTAGTCACACGACGAGATATAGCTGTGGCACCAGATCCCCTAGAGCCTATGGTTGTAATGGCAGATGGCGCCTATAAGCGTAAGCGCGGTGTGCGCTTAATCAACCCCATAGAGAGCAGCGTAGGGCGTATGAGTACTGCAATAGATAACCTACGCAGCAGCTTTGTGCTAAATGCCAGTAACCCATTCATGAGTGTCCTAGTATTCGGTACTAGTGTGCGAGAGGGAGAGCTAGGCTCGCGGCAGACCTTCTACATGCAGCTACAGTCTACTAACCAGGACATCAGTACGGCAGTATATTCTACAGCGCCAGCCTATATGTTCAAGATGGTCAAGGCAGGGGCCATGGGCCAGCTATACGCGCGCGACTACCGTAAGGCTAATATAACTGATGCCTCGATGAATAACCTATCAGAGGATCAGCGCAAGTTTATGGCCATCAGCGTAGTCAGTCTAACAGCACGATTAGACCCATTGACTGATAAGAACCGCCGGCGCGTAACTAGCCCATTCAATAGAGCCAGCCTGGCCCTCTATAGAGCGGATCCGTTGATGAACATAGCGTTGAGTAGTCGCCTGCAGGTAATACGCAACTTCGCATATCAGCGGCCTGAGTCACTAGTATCTGAGATGACTAATCTAGGTAATCCTGATGGTATAAATCCCCGGGATAGTAAAAAACCCAAGTCATATCTAGACACGCTAATTGCATCGCTGAGCAAGGGAGACATGCGACTGTTAGCAGAAACTGCATTCCCTGGTCTGGCATCCAGAGTGGCTAACCCCCTCAACTTCGTACAGTACGAGAACTTCATTAAGTACTCGTCGGAACGGCGTACAGGAGGTAGACGGGTAGATATATATGCTGCAGATGGAGACTGGCTGGAGATGGGCGCGCCTAGATCAATGAGGACAGAGGAGAACAATATCCTGGGTATGATGGGGTCCTTCTTAGTTAACTTCTGGGGTAAGATACCACTAATCAACACACCCATTATGACGAGTCTAGCTGGGGGTGTTGCAGCCACTATGATTGCAGGCGCGATAGGCGCGATGATGAGTTTATTCGGCGTACTAGAGGGAGGTAAGCAGGCACGAGCCATAGATAACGTTATGACTGAGCTACGTGTTCTATGGGCCGGTGAGAGGGCAGAACATTTTATTATAACGGCACCTCAGGCTAAGAGTCCCCTAGGAGAGAACCGTATGAAGTATGAGGTGAAGCGGGGCCGCTTCACTTATACGCTACACGCCAGTCCACCTGATGGCATGGGCGGAGAGGTAGGGAAGAGAATAGGTTATTTCCTCAACAGTTTCATGAGTATGACCGCAAATGACGAGATGGATACCCTAATGGCACGCGTATACGATGCCCCTATTATAAACGAGAGCACTGTACGCAATATAACTGATAGGGACGATCTAATACGTAAATTAGTAGATAGTCTAGATGATACTATAAGCCGCGGGCCCGATAGCTTCCTAACTAAGATACTAAACCTACTAGATAGCGATATATCAATTAATAACGGGCCCGCCCCCTTCTCACAGAAGGCCTACTCACTACTAGGATTAAGCGAGGAGACATTCAAGATACAGTATGGTGATGCTGACTCATTCCTAAGACGTCGTATACGCGAGGTTATCGAGGAGACGATAGAGCGCGAGGTTATACGTAAGATATCTCTTAACCCCGGCCCTGGCGATGCCTTCATGATATCATCGCGCTTCCGTGGTCTGACATCAGACGAACAGATACGCATCATAAGCGCTAGCGTACTAAATGAACTAGGCTTCCTATTCAAGGATATCAAGGAGAAGGCGCTGATAATGGCTGGGGCCACTACTGATATAGAAGTATTGCGTAGTCGCAATCAGAGAGTAGAGGACTGGGCCAATAAGCAAGGCGGCATTATAGATATAGAGCGGAAGAAGGGACCTCAATGGAAGCGCATATTCCACTGGGATAGCGGTAAGGCCCCCATAGCCGATCCTTCAGAGATAAGGGTCTACCCATTTTTTAAGGCGCGGCTCAGCGCACGGGGATCGCTTCAGGCATTAGGCGGCGGCATTATGACAGCCTGGGGTGGCATAGAGAGTCTAGATGTGGGTAGCGCATTCATAAGACTCGGCCGATCTCAACGGGATGAGTTATACACTGAGGCAGAGAAACAGCTACTTGAAGAACATGCTGGTATGACAGTGCGTAACTCCATAACTGGTATAGTCACAGGTCTAGTGGCTGCTAAAGCAATAGGAGCTATAGGCGCGGCAGTTATGGGCGCCCCTCTAATAGCAGCAATAGGGGTGGTAGCAATAGGTGTAGGTATAGCAACAGGACTATTTGCGTGGGGCTATAAACACCTAGAGGCAGTTACCAAGGGCGATGCCTGGCAGGACTTCAGTCAAGCTAGTGAGAGATTCTGGGCCGGCGTAGATAGAGCTATAGGCGACATAATAGGAGATAAGATACCCGGTGTTCTATCACTAGGTAATAATCAGGTAAAGGGCGTCATTACATCAGCTATAGGTATGGCACTAGGTGTAATGTCACTAGTCGGGGCGGCTGCAAGCTGGTTCAAAGGCGCGGGCTGGGGTCTAATAGCTAAATCAGGCCTGGGGGGCTTCCTAGGAGGGACGGCCATATCTGCTGTCCCAGGTGTACACGAGACACTGGCCCGTGGTAGTAGCGCCGCAGTAGAGGGCATGGGTAAGATAACAGGGCTGAATATGTTTGTCACGCCAACAGATTATCTACTAGCGCGTTATAAACAAGGGCCAGGCGGCATGACACTAGCTATGCCGGGGCGGGCCTTCCAATACAACGCGGATAGATGGGCCGAAGCTAGCAAGGACTCTGCTGGTAGTAGGACGGCAGCTATGCTGTTACCGACACCTGATGGAGGGGATAGTAACATACAACTACTAGACCCATTCACAGAGAGAGAGATAGCACGACGGGCCCGTCTCTTCAACGTAGAGATATTCGGACAGACCAGCTGGGTCAAGTCAGCGCGGGCCAGTAGTGATTGGGGCTCCATAAAAGTATACGCTAGGCAGCAGATGCTAGGCCAGTATAAGAACAACATGGCGGCTATTCGCGCTACTGTATCAGACACTATGAATAAGCTAGCCCAGTCAGCTACTCCTTATAGTGCAGAGGTGGCCCGTCTAGCCATAGCCGTCAGTAAGACAGTAGGCGGGCCCGCACCCGCTACTCAGTCTCGAGCCATTATAAGCAATAATGGTAACTTCAATCCCGAGCTCAAGGAGATAGCAGAGGAGGCAGCACGACGGGGCCATATAGCACTAATATCTCAGGAGACCAGCGCCGAGCAAAATGGCAATACAGTAACAGTCACAACAAGACCCAGTGACGATAATAGTCTCTGGGTCAATAGGCTAGATGGTAAACTTGATAGAGGGGTAATGTTACGCATGGGCTAGGCCCTCGTGTCAGGAATCCCCAACATTATTAGCTTGACTCAATCTACCCTAATAAGTTAAGATGAGGAGGACATGGATGAATAAAGAGCCAGTATCCGCAGGGGTACTGGCTTTTTCCTAGCTTTGCATTATCGAGATTAGCCCTCTCAACAGCCCACCAGGAGATTTAAAACCTTATTAGTGGACTCAAGAAGCCAGGAGGTCAATCAATAAATCACTTACTCACAGTCATGTCCTAAGCTTCCTCTTTTACGACGTAGCTCTGGGCGAGATTAAGCTCTACGAGTTCGTTTCTCTCCGTACCGTAACAGAACTGGTAAAACTATACGGTGGAGATAATCAAGGCGGGAAGCGGTAGGTAGAACGTTTACTGAATTCAAGCTGGGCAGTGCGACAACACTCGACTAGCTTTTTGTACTGTTTTTACTATCATTCTATTGTTCCATCTGAGATACCTCCCGCCGTGATAGTTCGTTTTCAATGAGCTTACCTCTAATTTTCAGATGAAATGGACGTTGACTAGACCAGCTAATAGCACAATAGATAAAGCCTAGTCGTATGTCCTGATAGAAGGTATAACCGCATCTATCATAAGTAATGGTACCACCTAGGCCAAATATAAATATACCGATGAATACATTGAGGCTATTATAAAGAAAGTATTCATCTAGTATATGCGTGCTATATTGCGATGCCACTATGCGAGGGGCTCCAACGTATTGAGGAGTGTCTTGGCCATCTGTATACGCCGGTAGATACGACTCGCTATAGCTGGATTCTCCTTGTTCACCTCCTCTATTACAATTTGCTTGAATCGGTCTATGGCCTCGAATTGCTTGACAGTCTCCATCAGTGCACGCGCATCCTTCAGCAGTTGACGCTGTTCCTGCAACATAGTTACCCATATTTCCTCCTTGACTTTCCTAGCCTTAATAAATGGCTCATCATCGGCCGATTCGAGAGCTATAATACCTGCTTTAAGATCATTGAATATAGTCTGTAGCTGCGTCTGAGTATCAAATACAGAACCGTAGGGATACTCTACTCTCTCCATTATAGGCGTGCTTCTATAAGCGGTTACCCATTCACCTACCTCGCGCGCTGTAAGATCAACACCGTGCATAGATAAGGCGCGAGATATATCATTCTCACTGGAGCCCTTCTCTACTAACTGCACGACAAATTCTGTCATCCCACAGGCATCAATAGGGTGGCGGAGAGCCACCTTATAGTTATCCAGTGGTTCAGATATTACAGGGTCATTGAATAATCTCTCTAGAGCTACTAACCGCTCCCAGAGGGGCTGCCACTCAATAGTTCCTATAAGCTGCTTACTATCAAGTAGACTACCAAAGTCATTCTTCCAGTCCCGCAGTTCCTGCAGTATATTAGTGTAGTCTGCCATCATCTACCACGCTATTCAAGTAATCAGCGGCTGTATAGACATTACCCTCGACGATCTCAGGGATCTCGATGCGCTTATCCTCTTCCTCCATCTGCATACGAATATCAATGGGGCCTAATACAGGCATGATATCAGGATTAATCAGATAATTAAGTAATTGGATAGCAAAAGCATCAAACTTACGCTTAATGGTACTACTATCTACATTAAGACCGCCTGCAATGTCATTGCGACTGCGCTGCGTAGCCCAGAGCCAGGCAGCATGCCTGTATATGTCCGGGCTAGTTCTCATAATTAAATACATGCACTTACGCACTGTCTCATATGAGAATGTTCGATTGTAGCAAGCAGACTCGAAATCAACCTGCTGATAGAACTTCTTACGCAGGTAATACTTTACTTCATCAAGCCAGGGGTTAGGTTTGGGCATACATATCCTCTATATACCCATTAATCTTATCGTACTAAATACCAGTATGTCAATTTAATAATCTATAGAGATCAAGTAGACTCTGATCCTCTGCGAGCTCAGGGTAGCAATCATGAAGATAGGGACAAGGCTTACCAAAGGAATCGAGACAGGGACTATAATTATCCTCAGGGTAATGGTGAGGGTAGAAACCTGCTGTGATTAATTTGTGCGTGCCAAAGAATGAGGTTAATACACGATCCATGATGCTGCGGTCAATAGACGTTAGTGCCAAACTACCCTCCCTGACGTTATAGATACCCATAGCATCAACGCGAGTGCCTGTCAATTTCTCATAGGCATAGGTATAAGCACAGAGCTGAGGGTTATACGCCAGCTTATCTGTAGTATAGGCAGACTTACTGGTCTTATAATCAACTATAGTTAAGCCATGAGAGGTGATTCCCACCCAGTCAATGAAGCCCAGGAGGTTGATACCAGCATCACCGCCGCAATCAGTCGGCATGGGCACCTCATTGATAATAGTGCCGTCATTATATCCACTGATAGGTAACTCAACATAGATAGTGCGCTTAAACTCCTTAGGAGGAATAAAGGCCCGACATAGGCTAAACGCTTCAGTCAGTGCACCAATAACATCAAGCTCAGCATCCAATTCAGGATTAAGCATAAGCATATATTCATTAGCTGCATAGCGTAGAGCGAGGAGGGGCTCCTCTGCCTGCTTCCATGCAGTAGTAGACTGATAAGCGCTACTCACCTTACCGGCAGCGGTGCGTATGGCATCGGGACCCTTATAGTCAGCGCGGGCTCTGTTATGCAGCACTGCATAACCATCTACTAGGCCCATTAAGTAACTGGAGATAGTGGTCTGGTCCGACGCAGGCGTATTAGATACAATGACACCAGCGGCCATAAGCGCGCTTATGTAGGTTTCCTCGAGGCACTGCTCTAAATTATAATCATGTTCTACTTCAGGATCATAGTATAACTCGAGGGCCTCATGCACTAGGTTACCTAATAGAGTAGAGCGCGTAGCCCCACTCTTCCTATTGAGGTCAACATATTTATGATAGAACTCCATCCCACAGCGGCGATATACGCGCAGTGCACTAACAGAGTAGTAGGGCGGGCGTTCTGCTACAGATCGACTAGTAATAATATTAGAGGTCATCGTTAACCTCTGCGCCATAATGAGCTAATAATACTGCCTCAGCCATACCATCATGGGGCTTGTGGCAGAGAGAAGTCCTGAATAAATTAACAGTAGGATAGAGATCCACAGCAATAGATACGCTGCGTGTCTTAGTAGGTTTATTATAGGTCCATTTAATAGGTGGGGCCATATCGGCATAGTGCGATTGCCACTCACGGGAATCTACTACTACATAATTCAGACCTATACCCTCTAATAGGCCAATTAGTCTCCCATAGTTAAACATAGTCTTAGCAGCAGAACCCAGACCCTGGCGCTGCTCCTTTCCCTCAACCATCCTGGGCCGGACTACTATCTGACGCTCAATAATAGTAAGATGAGGTTTATAATAAGACAGGTAATTTTTAATTACCCCCATGTTTATATCCTTATCAGAGGTACTGGTAATTGGCATGATTCTAACATCAACTACATTATGGGTATCCCCCTTTTGTAGTATACAGAGCCCCCCAGCTAAACCTGGGTCTATCCCACATATAAATTTAATCAAGATAATCACCAACTAGTATATTATCATTATAGCACATAACGCCTGCTACACTGAGAATAATTAATTGAATTGAAACAACCAGGGATTCCAGGTTAGTTCAGTATTATCATCTAACGTAACAACCATTCTGTTCTTATGGCCAGTGTAGTAGTTACCCTTCGTGTTGTAACTATAACCCGCTGACTTAGGATACGTTGATTGATATGCTATATTAGTAACTACCTTATTATTAATCTCATCACCTAGCTTGATGTGCATGAGAAGCCTGCCTGGAAGTAATCGATTAGTGAAGTAGAGTCAAATGACGTACGGTTATAACTACGACTAGTAGGAGCATACTGCTGCTTAACCGCATCAATATACATAGTAAACTGGAAGTCATCGCCCATATAGAAGCGGGCCCACCCTTCATCAGTGAATAAACGTCTGAGCTCTAACTGTTCGATAGCCAGGTTATCAAAGGAAAGATTGCACTTACCTATAAGAGAGGGTAGGGAACGCCGCCACTGCGCTATGCCTGCATCTACCTCAGGGCTATGATAATCTATACCGAAGCCGAAGTTCTTATAGCCTAGTACGAGTACCTTACTGGTTGCAGCGCTGAGGCTAACCAACTCATCGATTATACTAACGGGATGGATACCAGTGATTATGTGATACACGATGTTATCTGAGAGACGCAGTACTGGTATCAGACTGCTATAGTTACTACTAGTAATTGAGATGCCGAGGCCCCGCACTAACTTCTGGCTTACGATATCCTCTATTAGAGTAGCGTAGCGATGTAGATGACCTTGGTTAACAGTAATATTAGCTATAAGCCCGCGGGCCTTAAGTTCTACTAGGAAGTCCACTATATCAGGATGAGATAGTGGGTTACCCCCTCCGTTTGCTAACTCGACCCCAGCAGGTATATCACTAAGGACATCGAGTAATCGTGTTAGGTCAGCGTGTTTACCATTACGAGTAGAACTCTCATGACAATACCTACATCCCATATCACAGTAGTCAGTGATCTTAATATCTATAGAGCAGGGATAGGCGGGGCGGGCCCCAACCACACTTGTAGTACGGACCAGGGTACCATCAGCATATAGAGTACACTCATAGTCACCATTAATATAATGCACTAAGGTTGTTAATTCATTAAACTTATTCATACCTAATTGCCCTTGTAAAAGAAGTCGCTAGCATACTCCATCACTTCCTTATTATCAATCACATAACTGTAGTCATTATCACTACCGGTTAGGATAAAGCTATAGGGCGAGAATAGATAACGCATCATCATATCCTTATTAGCTACAATAGCATCGAGGAACCCATTCAACTCGTTGGCGTGGTCCATGTAGCCATCATTAAGACTTTCGTATTCGTCATATACTACATCCTCGGCAGTTACAGCAATACCCTCTGATAGCAGGTAGAGTATCATGTCATAGGCGTCTTTCATCCTATCGTTAGCGGCGAAGCCCGTGTATAAATAACTGGCCTTGGCTGCTATAGAACTCAGGATACTAGTATCAGAACCGAAATCGCCAATCTCGAAATGTATTAATTCAGGGATAGTAAGGCTAGTCTGACAGGGAATAGATATACTATGGGTGCTCGAACTATTAGTTTCAAATACACTCTGACGAACTTGAATGCTAAGCATAGAGACTCCTTAAGAAATTGTAGATATATTTACGAGGGGCTGACACTAGTCTCGACAACAGAGGCACGACAGTGAGGGCTATCAGGTTAAGTCATTAAACAATAAGCCAATTATTGTAATAAGAGCGAGAGTCAGCCCTATAACTAACGGTGCATTATCCATCTTAACCTCCCAGGATTATTAATAGTGATTTGACTCTAGTGGAACGGGGGGCGCTATCGTTTATCTGCGGCGAAGGCGCGTTGTGTTAACTTAGCCATATCCCTAATAGCATTCCATCCTGCTTCACCGTATTGAGATACAGCATATTGCTCAACAGCGAGTAATAGATCAGCTAACTCACATTGTCTCAATAACGAATTAGTGGCCTCGCGACACTCGAGCAACTCCTCGTATATCTTATCCAGCGTATTAGGAAAATATTTAGGGATAGGACTAGAGTGATAGCCGGGCCGGAAGGAGTCATTAACTGCTGTACTGAAGCGGGGCTCAGCTATACCAGTGCCATAGTACCACCAGTGGTCTTCATAAGAGCGCTTACCATAAGAACCCAACTCTAGATTCAATGGAGTGTAGATTATATCTGTCTCATTGTCACAATGCACAAACTTGAGATTATGTGGATTAATGTAATGTAGCATCCACTGGTATGCATCACGACATATAGTATCTTCAGTCATACCAGGCATACCCATATACACAAATAACTCCAGCTTCATGAAGTAAGGGTAGCTATAATCGTCATTATCCAGCGGACGAAAGCACGGCGTAATAGCTTGCAGTGCGTCGCCTGCCTGATAATGTCCATCTATCGCATTATCGATGAAGGCCTGTTCTGCGCTACCTACCAGCACAAAAGAGTCGTAACAGCTATAGGAGGCCTGACTGTTAGGCTCTGGTGAGGTTATAGAGCCGATATCGCGGGGCACGACCCATTTTAGATCGACTATTCTATAGCCCTTCTGTTTATAGTACTCCTGCGCTTCTGCTAGATAGCGGTAATTAATAGTAAACATTTGTCCTCTACTCTACAATATACGTTAGGTTCCGCGTAGTTAATACATACTAGGCTTTTCTATCTGTTACCCGTCCCTCAAGTCCGTAAACCCGAAAATCTACCCATTCCTGCCGCTTCTCCCAGTCCCACCGTCCCCACTAATCCTGTTCTCCCTCCCAGATAAAATTAGTCCCCTAAGCTACATCTGTAAATGGAGTGACGGGAATATGGTTATAAACCTCGGCATTCTTTGCCTGAGCTTGACGGAGATCGTAGTCTGTTTGAAGATTCAGCCAAAACTGAGGACTGTTACCAAAATATCGTGACAGACGCAAAGCTGTGTCCGCAGTGATACTACGCTTACCCGCTAAAATCTCACCGATACGAGTTTGAGCTACGCTTAAATCTTTGCTCAGTCTGTAAGGGGTAATATTGAACGGTTCCAGAAAATCTAACTTGAGGATTTCACCGGGATGGATATTTGGCAAATGGTTGCTGTTCATCGCATTTAGCTAATTTAGTCCTTAATTAATAGAACGTTTCTTTCTTGATAATACGCTAGGCGACCCTCGCAAAATTGAATTACAGAGTTAGGTTGTGCTCCGAGCACCTTTTCTACCTTGGCATTGTCAAAGAAGCGTACATCCTTATCTATAAAGTTAGGAGATAATAGGTCGTTGATCTCCATGAAGATACGCGGAAGCAATTCAAATAAAGAGGCGGGCGGCTCTTCCTCGATTACTCTCTCACATAGAGCTGCATCCATCTGACAGAGATACACATGGAATGGCTTATCAGGGTACTCTTTCATTAGATACTCTAGATTAAGACTAATAAGCATAGATAGGTTAGCAGACATTAAATAATCTCCTGTTAATATCAGATGATAGGAAGGCCTCTAACCAGACAGGACGGGGCTCTATAAGGTAACAGGCCCGCGCTGCGATAAGAGGATGATAGAAGTAGGGTAAGAACTCTAGCTGAGCTAGTGCCTCTATATGCTGAGGCGTAGCTATACCTCTATGATCTAGTATACCCAGGGTAGGGTAGCGCTCGTGATATATATTTAGGTTATAGTTATGCAGATACTCAGTAGTATCTAGACAGTACCAGGCGGCGCCGGAGCGTGGACACTCCATATCAGATAGGTAGCCTGTTATAATCGGCGGGCTCTCATTATCCTCACATAGATACTCTATGGCACGCCGATACATACGCCACTCCTGGGCCCAGCCCAACCGTAGTGTTATAGTAACAGCACTATAGCGGCCATCAGCGTAACGCCCTACATAATAGGGGTATATCATACAATCGCGAGCGGGTATACTCACGTGATAATTAGTCATCACGATCCGAATAGTAGAGAGGCATATTCAAGGGGCCCTAATTGATTATCTACATAAGGAGCCAGTAGCCCTAAGGGGGAATGAGTAGCAGTCAATACCCGCAATATATCTACGTGATGACTAATGTCGGGCCCCCATTGAGCTAGTAAATCATCTACGAATAGTATGCGGTTAGCATTGATGGTATCAGCAGCATTAACGCGAGGCTCTGCTACCAACCACTCATTAATATCCTTATAATCAGCAACCATATACGTCATAAGCTCAGCTAATGGTAAGTTAACCTGCAGTTGAACTAGTTGAGGTATGATACGCACCCAACTCTTATATACACCGGCATGAGTAGGATGATCATCGCTATACTTATCTGAGTCGAATATAAATGTGATACGACGGAAGGGCTTGAATTTACTGGTGTGACATAATAGATACTCCAGACCCAATAACCCCACTAC